GAACGTGCAAAATCGGTTCCGGTACTTTAGGACAGTAAAGTGATGATGCAAATTGTTCATGATTTGTTAACATATGTGCACGACATTTGTGGTATAATAAGCATAGAAAGGAGTGTGTACAAGATGAAAATAATCAAACTGCCAGTTGAATACATCCGCTTTCTGAACGAAGAAAATCATGTAATATACGGACGCTATGAATACTGGATGTTTCTTAAATCGTATAACGGCTTTGGCTGGCGCGTCGGGTACATGCGCCGCAACATTAAAACCGGAGATACAGAAGAGGTGAAAATTGTATGACATTACGGGAGTATTACAAGTTTACTTTAGGCACATCCGACCACCTGACCCGCTGTCGTGTGCTGTGGGGTGGTTCGGAAGTCTTGAACGACTATTTTAGCCGTTTGGGCGATATCGGGCAGAATATTAAAATCAGTTCGGCCCGATACGATGAAAGGCACGATATCTTAACGGCGTATGCATCGTACAAAGGCTTTGTAGAATACCGCAATGCGTTGCGGCATTTACAGCATAATGAAGGGAGATATAACAAGTATGACCACAAGAAAAAAGGCGGCATTTAAAGTATGTCATATTTACGTGTATCAGAGCAATAAAGGGGCGTGGTATGCGTCAAGCTGTGTCTATGCAGACCCCCGCGAAATCCGCAAGCTCTATGACTGCATTCGCACAAGCCTTGCGGGGGCGGCAGATTGTGTGTTGATGGAAACCATGGACGGATTTAGAATAGAGGTGTTTCAGTAATGTTTATGGCTTTGTTTTATGAGTATGCGTGTATGGCAGTGATTCACGATATTATTTTGATGTTCCTTTATGGAAGTCTTTGCTTGTTTTGTGCAATCGTAGTGTCAACGCCAGTAGTTTGGGTTTTCTCAAAACTCTGGTATTGGGTAACGGAAAGGAGAAACCACTATGGCACGAAGCGCTAAACATTTGCCAAAGTACGCGCCGCAAACATGGGCATATTACAGTCCGGACGCAACAGACCCGAACCGGCTTACAAACGCGGAGCTTGTAAAGGTCATTCGCAAGGCCGCAAAGGCCGCAAATCAGCGCTTGCGTGCTCTGGAAAAAAGCGACGTTATCAATACGGCAAAAACAGGTGCGTACAAGTACGCACAAAGCCAGATGCCGGGCAAAATTAAACCCCGTTTTAATGAGCGGCCCAAAGAGAGCGCCGACAGGTCAACGCTCAAGCACCAATATTTGCAGTTGCGCGAATTTATGACGATGAAAAGTAGCACCGTTACAGGCGTGAGAGCTATCAAAGATGCACGTTATCAGACCGCAGTGCAGCGCGGTTTCAAAGGGACGGCGGAACAATGGGATTTGGCAGTACAAAAGTTTTTTACCAAAGCAAATGAAAAACTTTTTGATAGTGATAAGATTTATGACGCAATCACGGGAAACAAGTCTGATGTGCTTGAAGATATTATAGCAGCAGACCGCGACGACCAGACGACAAAAGGTCAAGCGCTGTTAGACTATATAAGGAGAATAACCTAAATGAGAAAGTCGCAAGGCGTTTGGGTGTGTGAATATTTAAAAGAATATGTGCCGCGCCTTGTTTGTCCGCGAAAAGTCAAGCGCACCAAAGGCCGGAAATACATGTCAAGCTTTTTGGATGTAACAGCAACGTTTGATATTGAGACTACAAACACCGATACAGACGGTTTTGCATACAGCTGGCAAACTTGTATAGGTGGTGAGGTCATTGTTCCCCGGTATTTTGAAGAGTGGGCAGAAATGCTTGAAACTCTGGTGGATAAGTGGGGAGTTAATGAGAAAAACCGGCTTGTGTTGTATGTGCATAATTTAGGATATGAGCATCAATACATTATGCAGTTGTTAACGGCGCGTTGGGGGCTGGCTGATAGCTTGTACACGAAAAGCCGCAAGCCCCTTTATTTGCGCTTTGATAATGGTATAGAATTTAGGGACAGTTTCAAGCTGTTCCAAAAGAGTCTAGCCAAAGCTACCGAAGGATGCTTACATGCAAAGCTTGCGGGTGATCTTGATTATACTGTCTATCGCACTCCCGACACGCCTTTGACAGATACGGAATTCGCGTATTGTGTCAATGACGTGTTGGGCCTGTATGAAGCAATTGAGCGCTTGAAAGCAGAGCACGGGTACAATCAGGCTACAATCCCTTACACCAATACAGGCATGGTCATTGAAGCAGTACGCAAAGAAATCATGCCGGATAGGCGTTGCATGGCAGCTATAAAGGCATTGCAGCTTGACCGTGAACAGATGGCGCTTGCATATCACTGCATGGCAGGCGGCGACACCCACGGCACGCGTTGGCGTGCCGGTCGCACCTATATAAATTGTAATTCTTACGATTTCAAGAGCGCTCATCCGTCGCAGCAGCTATTATGGAAATTTCCAGCCGGTGCGCCTGTGACACTGCCCGCAGATTTGCCGGAATCGGATTTGAAAAAGTTCATCAAGGCCGGGTATGGCTGGATAGCTAAACTTTGCATTATCAATCCCCGGTGTAAGCCTGAATGCCCTGACCCCTGTGTGTCTTTCAGTAAATGCCCTGACTTGTCGGGCCTTGATGAACTGGATAACGGCAGAGTGTTGGGGGCCGATGCTCTTTTCTGGTATTGTGATTCAAACGACTATCAGCGGTTCATTGATGGGTATACCTATGATAAAATAGTAGCAGCAGAAAGCGTGGCATTTCGGCTGGATTACTTGCCAGATTCTTTTCGCAAAACGATTTACGAAAAGTTTCGTGTGAAAGAATCAGAGAAAGGCAGTCCAGATTATGCTTTTGCAAAAATCTGCGTCAACACCATTTTCGGCGCATGTGCGCAGAAAACGGTGCGTGATGAATACGGCTGCGACCCTGACACACTGGAATGTACGCACAAAAGCTGGATTATTAACTTGCAGAGCAAAGACGATGCTGACATACAGAAATCACAAGAAAAGAAATTCCCTTTCTTGTGGGGTCTGTGGACTGCATCAATGTCCCGGCTCAAGCTGTGGGATATGCTAAAACGTGTTGGATGGGAGAAGGTCATTTATTGGGACACGGATAGTTGCAAGTTTGAGGGGGAGAAACAGCCCGCCATTGACGACTACAATACCGTTATTCGTGCGCAATGTGTATTACGTGATTGTGTAGTTGAGAAGAAAGACGGCAGCAAAGTCTATATTGGCGTGGCAGAGGACGAACACCCGCATGACCGGTACGGAATGCAGGCTTTCCGATTTCTGCACGCAAAGTGCTATGCATGCGTCGATGCAGACGGCACGATTGAAAGCACCATTGCGGGAGTAAACAAAAAAGCCGGTGTAAAAGCCCTTGATGGCAGCATTGACAACTTGCGGGATGGTCTGTTAATATCCCCCGCAGGCGGGCAATGTCTGGCGTACCATGATGAACCTATTCGCACCCGAACAGACTTTGCAAAGCCTACCGTTTCCGCGTCGTGGGTCGTTATGATCCCCCGCGAATACAGGGTATCGGATGAACGTAGCCTTTTAATGGAATGTGAGGTATCAATATGAAATTTGTGATATTATGCTGTGGGGTGTTGTGCGTCCTCAACGCGATTTGTTTAGAGATTTGCTTTGTTGTTCCGGGGTGGTGGGTTTGTAAATGCTTGTTTGTTGGTGGTGCTAACTGTCTTGCGTTAGCAGTGTTAACGTGTTGATAGTTTCACAAATTGTTCATAGTTTCACAAATTGTTCATAGTTTGTTAACACATCGGCGCTGCCGATGTGTTACAATATAATCAGAAACCAGACTGGTTTCAACACAACAGACAGAAAGGAAAAATATTATGAAACTGACAGGCTATTACATGACCGCAATTTGCAAGTTTGAGGACGGTATCAAGACCATCTGCGTGGTCGATGCACAGAACCGCGCGCAGCTGCTGGAACGTCTCAAGGCGGCGTTTCCTGAGCAGCCGTTCAAGCTGTACGACTACGAGCGAACGAAGTTCGGCGCGGAAGTCAAGAGCGCGGACGTCGTGGATATGCGGAATCTGCTGAATCTGGCAGACATGGACGGGGTGATTTGACATGGCGAGTATTTCAAAGGTTGAAATCTGGGAAGATGTTGCGGGGAACGTTATCGGGCTTGTGTTCGACCCTGCCGGGCAGCTGACGAACGCGGTGCAGAATCTGGCAGCGCAGCAGCCGCTGCCCCGTCCTGCACTGGTAGACGCAGCGCGGCAGGCTTTCCCGTTCGCCCCCACGTATGACCCGCATGCGTTTGGTGAAAGGCCGCTTGCAGACCTGTATACTTATCTGAAAGCGTACAAACACCATATTGCGGATATCTTCCCGGAAGCCCCGACCGCGCTTTATCCGGAACGCGCGACCCCTGCGGGCTTGCAGTTCCTTATTCGCTGGATGTTCTGAAAAGGGGTGAACATATGCAGGATATCAATAACAAGCTGAAAGAGATTCTCGAAAAGCTGACGGATTTTTTCGAGAATTTTGTGGATGAAATGGCAGAGGTTAAAACAAACCAGACCGACGCAATTTCTCATCTGCAGACCATCGAACAGAAGCAGGACACCATGATTGATCTGTTGCGCACCATTGCAGCAAACACCACAAAGTAAGCTGTTGCGCACCATTGCAGCAAACACCACAAAGTAAGCTGTTCCACGTGGAACATAAACTGACAGACAAAAAGGAGAAAATTATTATGGCATTCACAAAAAACAATAACGCATCCACCCCGAAGAAAGCCGCAGACGGCCCCCGCGTCACATTGGCGAAGCTGCACAGTCTGCAGGCCGTTGTGCGTAACGTGCGGCAGGTCGCAGACAACTGTTTGACCTTTACGCTGCGTCTGTACGGTATCGACCTGTACGGTATGCGGCTGGTTGAGGGAGAAAAGAGCACGTTCATCACCGCCAGCGCCAACAAAGGCAAGAACGGCAAATACTACGACAATTATCGTGTCTACTTTGCCGAAGATGCCGCGCAGGCCGTTGAAGCTGCCGTTCGTAACGCATACGACGAAAACACGGACGAAGTAGAGGTATAAAATTATGAGCAAGCGCAACAAAGATATTGCGCTTGACCTGTATACCGGCGACGGCTGGGTGAATATCCCGGCTGTCGCCGCTTTAGGTTGCTGGTGCAATATCATCATCGGTAAACGTCAAGTCGGTAAAACGTTCGGCACGTTGAAATACATGCTTGACGAAAACAAGTATTTTTTGTATATGCGCCGCACTGTGAATGAACTGCAGGCCGTTGCCGCTGACCCTGACTTGAATCCGTTCAATGCTTTGCAATCTGTGGGGTACGATATCGGCATTCTGAAAGCGGGTAAAATCTCCTATTCAATCGGGGATATTGAATACACGGACGAAGAGGACAAAGACGGTCGGAAGAAATGGCACATCGGCAACAAACGCGCCGTCGGCATGGCGCTGCCGTCGATTGCAGGCGTTCGCGGTTTTAACGGCAGTGTGTTTTCAGACCTTGTTTTTGATGAATTTATCCCTGAAAGAATTATTGCAAAGCGCAAAGCAGAGGGGGAAGCGCTTCTGAATGCATACGTTACAGTGTGCGGAAATAGAGAGCTGGAAGGAAAGCCGCCCCTGCGCATGTGGCTTTTAGCGAATGCGTTCGACATTTCCAGCCCGATTCTTGAACAGCTGGGATGCACTGACCTTGTGGCGAAAATGTCAAGGAGCGGAAAAGAATGGTGTATGACTGATACGGGAGTTTTTATTGCAATGCCGCACAGCGACCGTATCAGCGACCGCCGCAAACAAACCGCGCTGATGAAGCATCTTGCAGGCAAAGGCGACTTTTACAAAATGGCTATGGAAAACCAATTCGTGTATAATAACCTTGAGAACGTGCGCCCCCGCAGCCTGAAAGGCATGACACCGCTGTTTGCGTTTGCTGGACTGTATGCGTATCAAATGGACGAATTGCACTATTACATTTGTGAAAGCCCCCACAGTGGTAGGGAGCATTACGGGAGCAGCCCGCAGGCAGCAACGCAGCTGCAGGCCATGCACCCTGAACTGCGTCCTATGATATGTTTGGGACAGGTCGATTTTTCGTCTGTTCCCGCGCTGCTCAAAACCCGAAACTATCTTGACATTAAAGATTAAAGGGTGTATGATTAAGGAGCGGGGGAGCCGCACAAAAGGAACACCCCGGAAGGGTGCGCGGCTGGCTTTTCCTTTTCCATGCCCCCGCGTTTCTGAGAGCAGAACACCGCATCCTATATGCAGCTGGGCTTTCTGCTCCTGTTCTGCTTTCAGAAACAGAAAGGGGGTGAATTTATGGTAAACGTGTATTTTATGAGCGTGGACGGAAATGCCCGTCTGTCTGAGCATTTTAAACTTTCAGAGTTTCAGTGCCGCGATGGGCAGGATTTTGTTGCAGTTGACCCCCGACTTGTTGAACTGCTGGAAAACATTCGCAAAGTGTGCGGAGACGCCGTACACATTAACAGCGGATTCCGCACTGCGAGCTGGAACCGGCAGCAGAAAGGCAGCGCACCCCGCAGCAAGCACCTTTATGGGCTGGCTGCAGATATCTGGGTGGGTCACTATGACAAAATGCGTCGGCCTGTCCGCACAAAGACCCCCGCCGAAGTCGCCGCAATTGCTGAGATTTTCTTAGGTAATAGCGGTGGTATCGGCATCTATAAGACTTTTACACACGTCGATGTAAGAACCGGCTCCAGCCGGTGGAAAGGATGATACACATGACTATCAACGATATTCTGGCTTTGGGCAAGATGGGATTCACTGCTGCGCAGGTGCAGCAGATGCTTACTTTGGAACGCGCGCAGCAGGGCCAGCCTATCCCGGCCCCGGCACAGAGCGCGGCCCCCGCTGCCGCTCCTGCAGCACAGCAGCCTGTGGCCCCTGACCCTATGGCGGCAATGGCGCAGCAGATTGCAGATCTGACCGCCGCCATCAACGCAAAAACCGTTCCGACCGCTGGCACCGTGGGAAATCCTGCCCCCGTTACCAGTGTGGAAGATATCATTCTGGGGCTGGTGCAGCCTGCCGAAGCGCCTGCAAGCCCCGACTTTAACGCCGTAAAGTAACGGCAGAAAGGAGCACACAATGGCAAAATCCCGTACTAACATGCCTGAACTGAAAGGCATGAGCGTGTTCCGTCCGACTGACATTTACACCATTGCCAATGCGCTGGTAAAGGAAGTCACCGGACAGACTGCCACCATTCAGGCCATCAACACCGCAAGCTTTATTCAGGTCGGGCAGATGTGCCTTGACCAGAGTATGGAAGGAACCCTGCAGGCGCTTTCTAACATGATTGCGCGCACGGTCATTTCCAGCCGTTCCTATTCGGGCCGGTTTACCAGTATCGAGACCGACCGGCAGGAATGGGGCCTGTTTGTCCGTGAAATCGCTTTCTTCTCTGGTGATTTCGATGAATCGAAATTCATCAACACCGCGCAGAATGCCGATATTCTGGTGGACGGCAACAGCGTTGACATGTACAAAATCAAGAAGCGCTATCCGCTGGAAATGTTCTATGGTGGGCAGAAGGTGCTGAACCAGCGCTATACCACTTTCCGGAACCAGCTCAAGACCGCTTTCACCAGTGAGAGCGAGTTTAGCGCGTTCCTTGCTGCCATGACTACCGAAATCGCAAACGACATTGCCCGCTGGAAAACCGCAGAGAATCGCGCACAGGTCATCAACTTTATGGGAGCGTTGTACAACTCTGATCACGATGAATGCCATGTGAATCTGACCAAAGCCTTCAACGCGGCCCGTGGTACGACCTACACCACGCATGACCTGCTGACCGCCCATCTGCAGGAATTTCTTTCCTTTTTCGTGTCGTGGTTGGAGACTACCAGCAGCCTGATGGAGAACAGCTCTGTGCTGTACCACCAGACCCCTGTATGCACCGACGACGGCGGCAACACGCTGCATCTTCTGCGTCACACCCCGAAGAGCGAACAGAAACTGCTGCTGTATCAGCCCCTTATCAACGACGCACGAAGCTGGGTCTATCCTGCCATCTTTGGCCCCGGCTATCTGAGTTTCGGCAACTACGAAGGGGTTGATTTCTGGCAGAACATCAACGACAAACCCGCTATCTCCTGCATCCCGTCGCAGTTCGACGTGAACACGGGCAAACAGGTGATGGGCGGTGCGGTCGCTCTGTCCTATGTCGTGGGCCTGCTGTATGACCGCAAGGCCATGGCGACGACCTACTATCAGGATAGCGTGTACACTACCCCGTTCAATATCTCTGGTGAGTACTACAACACCGAACATCACTGGAAGATGAATTACACGCAGAACCCGACGCAGAACGCTATCCTTATGTTCATGTCCGACGAACCGTAAAGGTTCTATTATAACCCCGACAACTGAATGTACAGGGGCGGCGCACCGCCGCCCCTGTTTTATTTTAAAGGAAAGAGAGGTTATTACATGGCAGACCATAACGAAGGTATTGAGCACGGATATCATGCGCATCTGGGCAAAGTCTCAAAACGGCTCAACAGCACAAAGCGCATTGCTCTGTCTGAGCTGCCGGACGAATTTCCGTTTTACATGAAACGGGCCTGCAGCATGGAAGCGCCGGTATTTTACGTGCGCCTGAACAGCCTGAATATTTCGCCGCAGTACAACTACTGTTACATTGAAGAAACCCACGCATATTATTGGATTGAGGACATCACCGCGTTGAACGCCAATAACTGGCAATTCTCTTGTACTATCGACGCATTGGCGACCTTTGCGGACGATATCAAGAAAACTAAAGCGTACATCGTATACGGTCACAACAAGTTCGATGCATCCGGCGACAGCTACCGCGTGCAGGACAGCCGCCAGAACGTCGCACAGCGTCCGACTGTAACCAGCGTGGCGCTTGATGTGACGGATGAATGTATCGATAGTACACAGGGCGCTTTCATCCTGTCGGCAGTTGGCAAAAGTTCCGGTGTTACTACCTATGTCATGAACAAGACGGCGCTTTCTCGCCTGATTGATAGCATTCAGCAGGATATCACCGCCGATTTTGGGCAGATGATTTCTGACGTGCAGACCAAAACGACACAGGTTAACACGGTGGATACTTACCCGCCGGCATTGGAAGCAAAAGGCGGCGTTGTTTCCCGTGTTGGCAGCACTACAGAGACCTACAGCGGTGCAGATAGCTCCACGGATAAGGCTATCAAGTATCTGGCAAAGAATTTTGTGTACGGCGGCGCTGCCGTGGATTGTATCCGCTCCTGCATCTGGATTCCTATTAAGGCAAGTGTTATCCCGCAGAGCAGTCAAAATGTCTTTTTGGGAGACTTTGACACCGGTGTTTCTGGCGGAGTAATGGGGCATTCTCAAATTAAACGTGAAACCGCGATTCCGATTCCGTGGCCTGTGTCTGACTGGAAACGGCTGAATTGCCAGATGCTGCTGTATGTGCCGTTCATTGGAACGGTTTCTATTCCTGTCGATAAAGTAAACAACGTTGCAGCCTTGACCGTTACGTGGTGTTGTTCTTTCCTTGACGGCAATATTTCTGTCAAGGTGGATGCAGGCACATACACAGTATACGTGGGCAGCGCTAATATTGCATCGCAGTATGCAATTGGTGCAAGCAATATCAGCCTGACCGGAAATCAGGCAGCGGCGACCATTGGCGCTATTGGCATAGGCTTACAGGTGGGCGGTGGTGCACTGAGCAGTGCCGCAAGCTTTCCTATCGACATCGGCCCTATTCATGGAGAGCTGTACAAAAACCCGTCACCGCAAGCCAAAGGCATGGGTTCTGCAATGCAGTCATTGGGCGGCGCGGTGATGCAGATGATTCCACCCGTCGCACAGTGTGCGGGCAGCATGACCGGAAACGCAACGGCGCTGCAGTCTATGGAAGCGTGCTTGACCCTGCTTTACTACCCGCCCACTGACGACACGAATTTTCAAAGCATGTACGGGCATCCCGTGATGAAAATTGACACCCCTGCCGCAGGATACTGCCAGACGCGCGGTTTTTCCGTCGCTGCACCTATGGCGACCAGCGCAGAAACCGCTTACATCAATGCCGCTATGGACGGCGGCGTGTTTATCGAATAAGGAAGGTGTTAACATGTATCAGTGTTACAATGGAAGCTATGACATGCAGGCATGCGGTGGATTTCGTCCCCCGTCTCTGAGCACGGACGTTCTCAACTACTGGGAAAGGTCGTTCTTTCAGCGCATGCGTGCCCTCTATAAAATCCATGGTCTGCCGGAAGCAGGCCCCGGGCAAATCGGCTGGGACTATGATGCATTTCTTTACCAGCTGTTGCGCATGGGCTATGCCGTCGTGTTCAACTCCAAAACATACGGCCTTGTTGTGCAGCCGGGTGCGCCTACCGGCTTTGGGCTGCAGTTTCAGCCGCGCGGCATGATGGTGCAAACGCCGTTCTTTCAGTTCGACAGGCCGCTTGAAATCGGCACGGAATGCGCCGTTATCAAGCTGACCCCCGATTATCGCGGGGTCTGGGATATCATCGAAAAATACGCCGTTGAAATGCAGCAGCTTGAGGTGTCTATCCGGCAGGCCGTTGTAAACAGCCGTTTTGCTTATGCTGCCATAGCCAAAGACGATAAAGACCGCCGCACACTGGAAACGATTTTCGAACAGCTGGAAAATGGCAAACCCGCCATTGTGGTCAACGGGCAGTTGCAAAAACCTGTTATGAATAAGGGCGACGCGCAGTATCAGCTGCCAATCATGCAGTTCGACCGCGATTTGTCGAAAAACTTCATTCTTCCTGACCTGTACGATCTGAGACGCAAGACTTTGCAGGACTTTTACCGTGAACTGGGCATTCGTGTGCAGCCTGATAAAAAAGAGCGGCTTGTGACGAATGAAAGCGCCAGCGCGGACGCTGAAACGTACAATCGCCGGGAAGTCTGGAAAATTTCTCTTGACGAATCGGTGAAAGTGTGCAATGATATGTATGGAACCAATATCTCAATCGAAATCAACGAACCGCCGGAACTGAGAGAAGGGGGTGCAAATGATGCCAATGTACTGGGGGAGCGTAACGAACCAAAACAGCACGAACCAAAACAGTGACGCGATTGACCGCGCGTGCAAGCTCCTGTGCAATATCCCGGAAGGCCTGTTTCGTGATTTTGCTGTGCCTGCTGGCATGGATAGAGAACTCGCCATTCACATCATCATGCGGGAGCACGGCCTTGCACCCCTTTACCGGCCTGACCCGTATTGGATGGTGGACGCTATCCGGTATTGGGTGCATGAAAGCATGCCTATCTGGGAAAAGCTCTATAGCACAACGCAGCTGAAATACAATCCCATCTGGAACACCGACGTGCAGGAGCGTACCACCGATATCCGCACCACTGACCGCGATACGACGCAGGACAGAACCGCCGTCAATCGCGGCAAGAGCGGGCAGACCGTGGGACAGGTGACGACCGGAGACTATCACGAAACCGGAAGCACAGAGCTGCACGACGAAACAGCCGGAACTGGGCACACTGAGACCGAAGGAAAGTCTATCACGGACGATACCAGCACCACCACGACCGTCAACAAGACGGACGTTGCAGGCACGGACAAAAAGACCACGGAAAGCACAAAGAAGCTTGACCAGACTGTGACACGAGATATCAGCCCTGAGAACGCGCCTGACTACCAGCCAGACGACCAGACGCACACCGTGGCAGAGGAAACCTTTAAAAGCACCGAAAACGGGGAGCATAAAGAGACCACCGACTTTACGGGAAATTCCACCACTGTAGCCAATTCGACCACCAACACCACCGGCACATCTGACACAGAGACCCACGGGCACGAAGACCAGACGACCGGAAGCCAGACGGACGGAACGACCAAAGGCACGACCGACACGAAGACAAAGACCCACGATATCCGGCACGAAGATGCCAAAGAGGTAGGCAAAGAAAAAGTCACCGATATGTACAATCACGGCTGGATTAAACAGGGTAACATTGGAGTTACCACCACTCAACAGATGATTGATGCCGAACGCAAAACAGTCCTGTTTGACGTGTACATGGCGATTGCCAATGATTATCATGCAAAGTTTTGTTTGGATGTGTATTAAGGGGGCATACCATGGACGCGATTATAGCCGCCCTTGTATCGGGAATTGTCACCCTTGCGGGTGTCCTGATTGCTAACAGCAAATCACAAGCCGTCACAGACGTGAAAATTGAAGAGTTGACGCGGGAAGTCCGCAAGCACAATTCCTTTGCTGAGAAAATCCCCGTCATTGAAGAACAAATCAAAGTCGCAAATCATCGCATTGATGATTTAGAGCATATCAACCAATTGAAAGGAGAAAAACCATGAACGACCTTCACATTTCCGCAGGCACTATTGCCCGTACCCTTGTCCTTGTCCTTGCCATCGTCAACCAGATTTTGAGCGCGTGCGGCAAAAGCCCCCTGCCCATCGAATCGGAAACGCTGGAACAGCTGGTAACGGCTGGCTTTACCACCGTCGCCGCCCTGATTGCATGGTGGAAGAACAACAGTTTCACCACCAATGCACTCAAGGCTGACGCGCTGCTTGCGCAGCTGAACGGCAAACACTAACTGACTGACCCCCGCGCAAGCGGGGGATTTTATGAAAGGAGCCGCATATATGGCAGACGAAAAAAATACCGATATCAGCACACCATTTATTTTTCAAACATCGCCCCCGTATGCTGCACCCGGCGACCATTACCAGTATGACTTGTATTGGCTGGTGAACCAGCTCAAGCAGGCATTGAACAACACCGAAACACTGAGGCTGCACGATATCGGGCAGGATACCCGCCTTGATGGTCTGGATATCTTGACGGCGCAGCTGAAAGATGCAACCGACAAGCTTTTTGCAAAGCTGAAAGCAGGCGACTTTACCAAAGATACGTTTCTTGAGTGGATCAACACCAATATGACCGATATCATTTATCAGATGGTGCGGTTTGTGTTCTTTGGCCTTGACGACGACGGGCATTTTGTCGCCTATATCCCCGCAAGTTGGAAGTTCCTGCACTTTGATACCCTGCTTGACCCCGATAAACCCGGGTTTGGGCATTTGGTCGTTTACTACTAAGAAAGGAGCATTTTCATTATGGCAAAATGTAATTGCAATGACTTCCCTATTTCCTGCGCACCTCACGCGCCGGGTGGTGATTGCTGCCATCCGCACGGATGCCCCCCGCACCCGTGCCCGCCGCCCCCGTTCAAGGGGGGCACGTCTATGTACATCGGTGAACGGTATGTCCCGATTTTTGCCGACCCCGTGGAATGGGACGACGAGCGCGAATATGAGCCGTTAACCATTGTCATCCATGACGGCAGCTGTTACACCTCTAAGTGCTATGTGCCGAAGGGCGCACAGCTGCCCCCGTACCCGGAAGGACAGACTAAATATTGGGTCAAAACGTCCGACTATAACTATCAGTTCGCCGACCTCAAGAAAACCGTGCTTGACCTGTCCCGACTGGTTGAGCAGTTCCAGAAGGATAACAAGACGTTTACCGACCTGATTAACGGCTGGAACGAAAAGGTGCAGCAGTGGGAGACCGAAATGACGGCGTGGGGCGAACGCCTTGATGCCGTCGAATCCCGCATTACCGACCTGACCGCCAGCCTGAACGCCGAAATCGACCGCGCAAAGGCCGCAGAGCAGGCAAACGCCGCTGCTATTGCACAGGAGACCGCCGACCGCAAGCAGGCTATTTCTGAGCTTGACGCGGCTTATAAGGCGGCAGACGCTGCCGAAGCACAGGCCCGTGAAGAAGCCGATACCGCTCTGAGCAATCGCATCACCGCCAACAAGACTGATATTGATGCCCTGAAAGCTGAACAGGCCATTCAGAACACTAACATCAGCAAAAACGCAAAGAACATCGCGGACAATTCGGCAGAAATCGCAAAGCACGCTGCCCGCCTGACCGACCTTGAAAGCAATGCGTCGGACTGGGATGATGCTTTCCCGGACACTACCATTGCGCAGGAAGTGCAGAAGGAAGAGCTTGCACGCGCCAACGCTGATACTGCCCTGAACGGTCGTTGCGATAATATCGCAGCCGACGTGGAAGAGGTTCGAGACCTTGCAAACCACAAAGTCGATACCACGACCTACACGGAAGGGCAGGCCGCACAGGACACCCGCATCAAGGCTCTTGAAGGTGACAATACCACCAACAAGACCGATATCGAGAACATCAAGGCCAAAGACACTGCACAGGATGCCGCTATTCAGCAGAACAAAAAACTCATCGACGATTTCAACACATGGCAGCAGGCACAGGATACCAGACTTACTAATATTGAAACCAATATTGGCGACTGGGAGACCGACCACCCGGGCCAGACTATCAGCCAGTGCGCGACCAGCCTTGAAAACGAGACCGCCGCAAATGC